TGAGGACATGCCGGATTGTGGTGCCGCCCAGCATGCCAGAAAGTTCTACGATTCTGGCTTCCGCCTTCGAGAGGGCTGTACGGAGGGCTTCGATGGTGTCGGCGGCCTCTAGAATATCGCAGGGCCGTGCATTGCTGCGCAGTTGCTCGATCAGTTCGTTTAGATCAACCATTAGCGCGCTCCTGAAGGGTGGCGCGGCCGGCCTTGCGGGCTTTGCGCTCATCGCGCATGTAGGCGTCGGCCAGGCGGTAGCCGTCAATCAGATGCGCTGGCATTTGGACGAGAGCGCTCACTGCACTCTTCGGTGGAACATAGGTCGGCCATCCGCCGAACTCTTCAAACGGATCGCTCATCCCTGCCCCCGCTTTGCTGCGAGGGAGAGGGAGAACGGCGCGCTCTTCCAAACGACATCAGCCGACCAAGGTGGCGGCTCAGAAAAAACAGCAGTCGCGGTGAAGAGTTTGCCGCCTTCTACTTGCTCTTCCCATCCCATGCGCGACAAGGTGACAACCGCCCCCTCGACAGCGGCTTGGGACGCGAGGGCAGCACAGGCAATGCGTTCAGCAAGCCGTTTCGCGCTCGGCTCTTTTGGATGCACAATCGCTTCGGTATTCAGGATGTCGAGCACGGCAACGCTTGCCGCCTTCACCGCCTCCACATCCACCGCCGCCGTCTGAAAGGATAGGAGGGCGGAGCGAATGCGGGTTTCGAAATCGGCTTGCGCTGCGGCTTTGGCCGCTTCCAGATCGCCGTCGAACTCCTCCCAGCCCCCATTCTCTGGCCAGCGAACTCGCGTTGTGCCGCGGTCAGTAATACGGACCTCGTAGCAGAGGCCATAAATCGGGACGGCTCCCCACCAACGCTCGTCGGTCTCTTCCCACTCCAGCGCCTTCACCCCTGCGGCTGGCGCTTCGGGAAGGGAGGAGAGGGCGCGACGGTTCCAGGCTTCGGCCGCCTCGGCTTCGGTTGCTCGTGTCGGGCCGATAGATGAACATCCATCGCACTGAACGCACCACCCGCGCTCACCCATGTCGAATGTCATCTCGATATCGTCGCTTTGACAGAACGGACAGGCTGACAGCGCCTGCGCCTCTACCTTCTGTGTCATGGCTTCCTCGCCTTGAGAATAATGGCTGTCCCGGCCGCAACATCGCCGGAGACTTCATAGAGCTTGATGGCCAGTTCGAACGGATCGATGCCGTGAGAGCGCCACCAAGCCAGTTCGTCGCCGTGGTTTGTCTGCGCCTCATGCTCACGCCTTGTGAGGGGGACAGTCCAACAGTCGCTAGCCTTTTGCGCGCCGCCAGTTCTCTTTTTGTTGTAGAGTGGGTTGCCAGCCGAGATATGGGCCGCATCGCAGGGGCGCTCGCCCGAGATGCACGACGGCAAAAGCCTGATGAAGGCTAGATGCTTATCGTCTTTGAACGACTTCGTTGCCTTGCTGGACTTATCCAAGCTGAAGGCTTCATGGTGACGAGGAACTGCCCAGGCCATCAGCCGATCTCCTCGGCATCTGGCCTCTGCACCATTGTGATCTTGTCATCCGTGACGACTATGATGAATGTGCCGCCATGCCTAAGCGTGTCGACAACGGCAGTTTTTGCGATAGCCTCTATGCGTCCGACGGGCGTTTCACCGACGGTCCTCTCGCATTGAAAACTATCCCTATCGAGAAACCGCTTCCGATCTATTTCGAACTGGAAGACAGCGCCGCGCGGTGCTTTTTGATCGGGCATTAGCGCCTCCCGACCGACGCGCGCAACGACGCATGCGTCGCCTGCCGCAGATCGCCATCCAGGTAACGGAAGGCGCGATGGCCGGCCTTGCGGGATTGCTGATGCGCTATGATCGCGGCGCGCTGGCGCTCTGCGGCGCGGACCATGCGCTCGGAGCGCTTGCGGGCGAGGAAGGCGAACCATAAGCTGAGCGGGTTCATGCTCACATTCCCTTTGCTGCTGCATATGAAGAGGGACCACGGGAGCCCGGCTGTGCCGTTTGTTGCGGCTCCCGTGGACCACTCGGCCCGCCGCTCTGGGCTGGGCTCACACCGGACTGGGCGTGTGGGGTAGGGGCGTGGGCGTCCGGTGTATTCGGTTCGCTGAGCTCGACACCATGCTCGGCGCCGAACTTGTAGATGAGCTCGATCAGGTCCGACATTTCGTCCTTGGACAGGTCTGATGACGACGTGCTCAGATTGACGAATCCGGTGTTGTCGATGTTGGGGACGATGCGAAGCTCTTCGTTCTTGGCGCGACGGAGCGCGTCAAGGAACTGAAGCTTCCAGTCGTCTGGCGTCAGGTGCCGGCCGTGCCATTTCAGCGCCACGGACATTTTCGTCAGCAGAACCCACATCAGCGAGTTCTGGTCATCGGAGCGCTTGGGCGCTTTGAATTCGACGCGCGTTCCATGCTTGAGCGACCAGCACCAGTCGGCCGCCTTGCGCCGCTGGAATTCGGTATCGAGGACAACGAGCGCGCGGGACATCGGATCACCCTGCCAGCAAAACGCTTTGCCGAAGCTGCGATACCAGTACAGCATTCGGTTCGCCATAATGGCGGATGCGCTCGACCAGATCGGCAAGCTCGTCGTTGAACCGGTCGATCTCGCCGGCCATGTTGGCGATGTAGGATTCGTCGCGCGGTACGCGAACCTTGAGCAACGGAAGCTTGGGCGAGTAGGAGCAGAAGTCCCACCAGTCGCGCTCAAGAACCATGATGTTGCCCTGCACTTGGGCTTTGTGCTCGGGAGGTAGGCCGCCGCGCATCAGGCGCTCGATCTGGATATGCGCCAGTGCGGTTTTGATCTCCAGGCCGCCGTCCTCGCCGACGAGGCTGTCTGGGCTTGCGCCCTTCTGCCCATTGCGAACGAAGCCGACGCGATGGATTTCGGCATCGGTGATGAAGGCGTACAGATCGCGGGCTTCGTCCTCCTGGGTCTTCCCGCGCTCCATGTGAATGTTGGAATAGGAGTCCATCGGCTCGCCGGTCAAAATTTCTCCGGCCAATTTGCGGAGATATTCCGAGCGCGTCTTGCCTTCGCCCTTCGCCATGATGGTGGCGAATTTCGACGCGGTGGGCAGGCCAAGGCGGGCCTTCACCCACTCGTCGCCGCCTTGGTCCATGTCGAAAATCTCGATCACGCCGCAGCTCCTCTGCGGTGCTGCTTGATGGTATCGACCGCCTTGTCGAAAGCAGAGACATAGATCTTGTCCAGGCTTGGGAGCCTTATGAACTGGAGGAATTTCGCCTCGTTGCCGCCGGTCGCGGTGAGTAGGTCTCGCAGTTCCATCACCTGCTCTTCGGTGATGAATTCCTGCGGCTCCTCGATGCGGTTACCGTCCCGGTCGTCGCCAGTGCTGATGTTGAACAGCATGCAGAGAAGGTAGCGCCGACCGTATGTCGCCGTGCTGCCGAACGCCTGCGTTCCGGTCTTGTTGACCTTGCCCTGAGAGCCGGCGCCATCGACCGGTATTTCAGCAACATCGCCGCGGAAATGTCCTTCCTCGTGGGAGATTTCCCACTTGATGCGCAGCTCGCCTCGCTCGTTGTAACCGTCCGGCTGGAATGAGACAGCGAAGCCGTGTTTGTGGATGATCGGCATCGCCTGCTCTTCGATGGCGGCGAGATCAGCATAGAGCGATTTCGTATGGTCGTTCGTGCGGTTCCTGATGACTACAGGCAATTCGGCTTGGCACTTGGACATAGCGGCGAAATAGGCCTTCTTCGCCTGCCGCTCACCATCTTCCCGGGCTCGGTCCTCCATGCGCTCCTTCATCGCCAGCATTTGTTCCAGTCGATCGATCGGGATGGACGGGTCCATGACGATGCGCTCGATCATAGAAACCATTGAGGCGTCTTGGGCCTTCGTCGCCATCGCCCTGCCGGTCTGCTCGACAACCGCAGTGCTTGCCTGGCCGATCGACTGGATTCCATCCGTGTCGGCGTCGATGGTTTTCGTGGTCGTGTTCATCGTCTCAATCTCCACTGTCGTAGGACATGTCTTTGCCGCAGAGCTTGCATTCGCCGCGGTGGTCGCCGCGGTTCGCTTGCTCGCGAGTCGCGGTTTCGATGCGTTCGTGGCCGGGGCAAGCTGCCTCTTTGGCAACGCGAGCTTGGTACCGGCGGGCGAACTCCTGTCCCTTGGCGTCGAGCAAGGCGATTTCGTCTTCGGTCAGAAGGCCTACTGGTGTCCTGCGAACGCGGGCGATGCGCTCTTCTGGCGTTTCCATCACGCCGCCCTCCTACGCTCGTTCTCGACCTCATCAGCCAGCGCGCTGAACCGCGCGGCTTCGTTCAATTGATGCTTGGCCTCGGCGACTTCTCCGGCATCGAGGCATCGCATCGCCCATCTGCGGGCGCGCAGCGTCATGGCTCTGTATTGGCCTGCCGTCAGCGAGCGCAGTCCAACCGGACTGAGCATATCGAAGTCGTAGAGCGCTTCGGCTTGGGCATACATGGCGGTCATGTGGTCGGTCATGGTTGCACCGGAGGCTTAGGAATGGCACTCCATCCATCCGGCGTATTCTCTGGACCAAGGTCACGGCCGATCGCCCACCCGAATGTCATCCAGTGCTTGCCGGTGCCCATGTCCACCAACATCGCGGCGTAGACGCCTTCATTGCCGTAATAATCAGCATTCGGGACATGGACCAGGATGGCCTTATTGGTCGGCGCCGTGTCTGTCGGGAACCAACCATTGTTGGCGCATACCGCGCACTGGTCGTGTTCCTCGCCACCTACGAAAACGACGCCGCATTCGTAGCATTCCATGCCGCCCGGTTCTTGGCTGGGTCTGTCGTGGGGGTAGCTCATCACACTCCCCTCAGCCCTGCGATCTGGCGATCGATCCGCGCCTTGCGGGTCACGGTGTCCATATGAGCCGGGGCGTAGTCCAATAGGTCGCGCTCGGCTTCGAGCCGAGCAATTGCGCGGTCGCGTTGTGCCGGAGTCATCTCCAGCAGCGAGGCGATGTTCTGCTGGCTGCGCGCTTCGGCTTCTGCCTGCATTTCCCGATGCATCCGCACATGGTCCGCACAGGCGATCAGCGCGCCGTTGAAATTCCAGTGCTGCGACATGAAGCCGATCCAGGCGATGAAGCCCTTGGGCGCCTTGGTGATCGTGCGAGAGGCAGGCAGGCCATCGACGGAGACGACTTCCCATCCGTCATCGGTCTTGATCCAGGAAA